AACCGTGGGAGATGCCCGCCTCGGTCAAACGACCGCTGGTGTCGTTCAGGATTTCCTTGAGGTGGGCGATGAACCAGACGCGCTTGCCTTTGTCGATGGCGCTTTGAATCATGCAGATCGCGGTTGCGCTTTTGCCGAATCCGGTGGCCGCTACAAGGATCGGAGCCTTAAAGCCGAGGCGGTACGCAGAGCGCAGGTCCTCGATGGCTTTGGCTTGTCGGGGGCGGGGGGTGATCATTTATTCTTTTGGCCCCATTAATTTAAGAACCCATTGGCGCCAAGCAGGTAAATCTCGTAAGGCTTTCCCTTTTAAATAAAAATTTAACTTCATAGCTTTCAATGTTTCATCAGCAATCTGTCGAGAGCGACGCTCTTGCTCAAGCATCGTCAGCAAACGATCAATTGCCTTGCTCTCAGGCGTCATTTCATTATTCATCCTCGTCCTCCGTGTGCTCCTGAATCAGCTGAGCCTTAACCAGATCAAGGCAGCCAAGCGCGGTGGGCAGCAGCATGGTCTGGTCGTATTTGTGGACAACGGCGAGCAGCTCGTCGACCAGTGCTTGGGTGATGGTGGCGTGGTAGTTCATGAGTTGCTCCGGGTGCGGATGGTGGCCGCCGCGTGGTACCGGTCTGGCGATGTTTCAGTGCTCACCATGGTGCCTCCCCGACTTGCTCGCGTTGCTGCTGTTGGTAGGCGCGCAGCTGGCCTGGTGTCCAAGGGACGGGGCCGGTGGCGGGTGGAAATGGCCACCTGATCGGTGGCTGTGGTTTTTTCTCGGGTTGGCTCATTCAGCCCTCCGTTTTGTGATGACACCCCACACACTTTTGATCTGCCTGTCCGAGCGCGGTGTGGGTGTACTGGCACTCGGGCGACATGCGAAACGGGCTGGGCGTCATCTTGGCCACTCTGGTCTGGCCATCAAGCCACCAGCCGTCTTGCACGGGTAGCATCTTGCGATACTCTGGGCGGTTGTAGCAACCGTATTTTTGCGTTGATTTTTCCGGCGTTGCTTTCACGCAATCCTCGCTTGTTTTGAGCGGTACAAAAAGCAGGTCGGCCCCGGCACGCGCTCCAGCAATCCGCAGCGCACCAAGCGGCCAAGGGATGCGTTCACGCGGCGCAGGCCAACGCGGGTGGCAATGTCTCGCGGCAGCTCGTAGCGCGTGTGCGAGATCACGGCCAGAAGCATCCGGTCGGCAATCATTACAGTGCCCAGTCCTTGGCCGTGCGCAAAATCATGTCCTCCGCCGTCAGGCTCAGGCCTCGCTCTTGGGCCATGGCCAAAATGCGCCCCTGCAGCCCAGAAGGCACGGCGCCGTTGCTGCCGCCCTCATCTCTAGGCTTTCGCCAGCGCACCACGGAGCTCGGGTTTCGCTCCAAAGCGCGGGCAAGCGCACGCACTCCGCCAAATGCGTCGATGCATTTATCGGCAGGTGTTATCAAGGCGGGGTCTTTGGTTTCTACAGTCATGGGTGGCAAGTGTAGCGTAAAAAGCAACACTCTTGAAATTTATGCCTCACGAACCCACAAAAACCACACGCAGCCCACGTTTTCTATGGCATGATGCAGTTATTGCAACACCAAACGAAGAAAACATGGAAATCGAAACCCGCGTTTCTGGCATCCCTTGCATTGCTCGGGTGACGCACTATTTTCGCGAAGCCCCGCACCGAGGCAGCGCTCACACATGCCATAGCGATGTGGACTACCGCGGCTACACCGAGTGCGAGTTTGACATCCTTGATCGACGCGGCAGGCCCGCACCCTGGCTGGAGCGCAAGGCGAGCGATGAAGACCGCCAGCGTATTGAGCAAGAAATCACGGAGCAGCTGGAGATCTGAATGGAAACCGCAGCACATTCCCAAACCTACACCTGCACCCGCTGCAACGGCACGGGTAGGTATTCATTCAACCTGCAGCACGGCACCATGTGTTTTGGCTGCAAGGGCACGGGCAAACAAAAAACGCGGCCCGCCAAGCCTTCACCGAAGTGGGCCGTGTTTGGCCAGCACCGCAAGACGGGCGAGTGGTTGCGAATTTACAACGTGATAGCGCGCGATAAAAAGCAAGCAATCTGCCGCGCTCAAAACATGTACGACCAAGCCAGCAAGGATTGGAAGGACACCTACACCATGGATGGCGCTCGCGCGCTGAAATGGACAGACATGACCAGCTTGGATTCGCTGAGCTGGGATGAGGCTTTTAAACCAAAGGAGAACACATGAGCACACCCGTAAAAATCACCGGCACGGCCAAAGCCTGGACAACCTCAAAGTGGAGGGGGATAGATGAAATTAATCACATGATTTCTGAAGGTGAAAACGATCAGGCAATCAGCGGCATGACTTACATAAACCATGACATGGGCGGCACTGATGAATGGACAGAGGTTGGCATTGCCGAAATCACTGTGACCTTTTACCCACGTGACATTGTGGTCGCCAAGGCGATGCAAGGTCTTGTTGCTGGCGCTAACCCCGAGCACTCCATCAACCTGCACGGCGCTGCCGAGTGGTCATACAACATGGCCGACGCCATGATCGCCGCACGGGAGGCCGAATGAAAACCTACCCGTACCTGGCCGTCGCCATTTGGGCCATCGCTGCTGTTCTGGTTCTGCTGTACGCCCCGCGCACCGACAGCAAGCGGATTGATTGCTCCCAGGCTGAGTTCCACCCGGACTTCACGGCCGAGATGAAAGAGCAGTGCAGACTGATGCGCTCGGGGAGGTTGCTGTGAAGGACACGGTGGACATGGCCCGTAAGGCGGGGTTCAGAGTGGGCCCGTCAAGAGATGGCCCAGATGATGTGTGGGGCGTTGTCGCAAACCTTAAGCGCTTTGAAGCCTTTATCCGTGTTGATGAGCGTGAGGCAAGAAGTATGCGGTGGGATGAGTTGATTGCCAAAGCTGTTGAGGCCGAGCGAGAAGCGTGTGCAAAGGTGTGTGAGCAATGGGATGCAAGCCATCCACAACGCATTGCCGCCGCCATCCGAGTAAGGGGAACCAAATGACCTCACCAACAGCGCAGCTTGAGTGGAGCCTATACGTTGAATGCCCCAACTGCAAAGAATCCAATGACCTGGCTGGTCCGGAACACGATGCGGAGCACTACATTTCCGGATTCATCTTCAACAACAAATGGGACAAGCTCCAAGGCTGGGAAGTGACATACGAACACTGCCAGCACGAGTTCAAGCTCAACAAGGTGGAATACTGAAATGACCCCGCTCCCCTTCGACTACAGCCGCTGCCTGCCCGCAGTGGTGTGCGACAAATGCGAAAACTGCCGCCGGTGGATGGACCACCCCAAGCAGGAAAACAACCCACGCCGCCAGTCGTTTGTGGCCGCGTCCAGCAGCCGCGATGCGGCGTGCTGCTACCTTCCGATCAGCTTTTTGGAGGTCTCATGAAAGAAGAATGGTTGATGCCCGGAGCCGTGGTTCCGGTGGATCCAGAAGCAACAAAAGCGCTGGTGGATGAGATCAAGCGGCTAATCGGTGTTGTCGGCGGCTTGGTGTTGAAGCAAGGCCCAGACTACGAGCGCGGCTTCATCGACGGCATGCAAAAGCAGGCGCAGTCCAGTGTGGACCGGGCAATCAACGCATCGTTGGACCGCATCGAGACCTCCATGGACGAGGTTGCCCACCGGTTTGCCCACCGATTGGCGCTGGACCTCGAATGCGTCCTGGCCAAGTACGACGGCCCCTGGTACGACCAGGCTTGGGACACGCTTGGCCAGTACCGAAGCGAGATGAACAAACTGCACGAACAGGTGAGCCCGACGTTTATGGGCGAGCCGCTGATTAAGGACGCCCCATGAACCACTGCAACGACTGCGACCGACCACGCTTGCCCGAGGGTGGCGTCCAGATGAACCCAAAGCGCTGGATTTGCGCCAGGTGCTGGGGCCTGTTTTTGCAAGGCCGCCAGTTTGCCAAGGAGGCAGCATGAACCACATTAAATACACCGGCCCCGCCAAGCCCATCCCTACACAATCTGAGCGCGGCATTTTTATTGTGGAATGTGTTGTATTTTTGCTGGGATTTATTGTCGTAGGACTTGATGTTTACGTTTGGAGAGCGAACATCGTCCTGTGATTTAAACGCACGATTTTTTAAACCGAAACGGAAGCTGAAAGGAGCGACCTATGAAACACACACCGGGGCCTTGGGAATTATCCGAGGCCGAATACAAAGAAGGATTCGGCACGTACCGCCGCGTTGAACAAGTCGAGCAATTTGGGGACGTTGTTGGATCCGTTTGTATGCGGCACGCAGTGAACCACACGCTGGACGCCTGCGGGGATGCCAACGCCCGCCTGATCGCCGCAGCGCCTGAATTGCTGGAGGCGCTGGAGGTTATTTTGCGCGACCACATGGCTGTGCATGGGGTCGGCGATCTCGAAATGCAGCCAGCGCTTTTCCAAGCCCGCGCCGCCATCGCCAAAGCAACAGGAGAACAACCATGAAAATCCACCGCGTTCAATGGTTCACAAGCGGCAGGGGCCTGGTGGGCATCGTTGAGGCCACGCAGGATGACGGCGAGAACGGCTATTGGATCGCGCCCTGCGACGGCTTCAACGAGGTGATCGACGCCAACATGGTGGCTGCGCACGGGACCCGGTTTCCGGATGCGGCAGGGCGGGCGATCTTCGGATTGCCAGCGGGGGGTGGAGATGAGTGACCGAGAACTACTGGAACTAGCGGCAAAGGCGGCTGGAGTTGATGGGCCTCAAGTGCAAGGCTTTGACGGAATCGTTATAGGCAATGAGCGAGATGGCCATATTTTCTGGAACCCCCTCAAAGACGACGGCGACGCGCTGCGGCTGGCGGTGAAGTTGAACATGTCTCTTGTGATGTTTTCAATTTTTGTCCGGGTAGACACCGTGGATTACGAGGACATTTACGAGGAATACGGCGATGACCCCTACGCCGCCACCCGCCGCGCAATCGTGCGTGCGGCAGCCGAGATCGGAAAACAACAGGAGAAAAACAATGGCAACTGAAATCATCACCACGGCCAACCAAGAGCACTGGCTGGAGCTGCGCAAGAAGGACGTCACCAGCACCGAGTCTGCGGCGCTCTTTGGCATGAGCCCATACGTCACGCATTTTGACCTCTGGCACCGCAAGCGCACTGGCATCGTGCCCGAGTTCAAGACCAACGACCGCATGGCGCAACCGCCTGGAGGCCGCAATCGCGCACGGCATCGCCGAGGAGCAGGGCTGGGAGATCAGCCCGATGAAGGAGTATTTCCGCGACCCAGACCTGCGCATGGGGTCGAGCTTCGACTTCGTGATCACCAGTCTGGGCGAGCCGGTTCACCTAGAGATCAAGAACGTGGACTACCTGGCCTTTCGCGACGGCTGGATCGAGCACGACGACGGCAGCATCGAGGCCCCTGAGCACATCGAGATGCAGGTGCAGCACCAGATGGCCGTGTCCGGTTTCAAGCGCGCATTCATCGGGGCATTCATTGGCGGCAACAGGGGTGTGGTGATTGAGCGCCACCGCGACGAGCCTGTGATCGCCGCGATCAAAGCCAAGGTGGCCGACTTCTGGCGCACGGTGGACGCGGGTGTTGAGCCCGACCCAGTGATGCCAGGCGACGCCGAGGTGCTGATTCGCTTGAACCAGTACGCCAAGCCCGGCAAGGTGATGGACGCCAGCAGCGACGATGTGCTGGCCGAGCTGATTGAGCAATACAAAAAAGCCGCAGCCGACGAGGCCAACGCTAAGGACGACAAAGAC